TTGAATATGTAAGGCACGGAGGTAACTGGCAACAATTAGAAAAAAATCTTGCTTGGGTAACTTTTTTAATGCAACATCGGGGGCACCACGGAGGTATCCATGCAGTGTATAATATCTATAACTGTACAAGATTGTCAGAGATAATGCAGTTTGCTCGTAGCAGAGGTGTAAGCATCATGTGGCAAACCCTTTACCAACCTGAATATCTTGATCCGTTACGCCATAACAATACAATTCGAGATTTAGCTCTACAAGAGATAGACAAAGTACAAACACATTTTAATCTAAACGGACAAGAGAACTGGTTCTTCAACAACGTGAAAGCCAGTCTAGAAAATAAAATTTCAGGAGAAACTCTCACAAAAGAATTTGTGCAACACATTGAGGATATTGAAACACAGTATCATCCAGATCAGAAAGACAAGTTTGCTGAACTTTGGCCAGAGATTGCTCATGCCCTTTGATTGATTACGGTGGTGTTTTTAACACCAATGTATTGCGGCCAACTGCTGTGTTGTACAACTACACTTGTATTCTTCACACCATTGACCAGTTTCCAATAGTCAGGACACACAGGATTAACTTTTGGTTCTATTAGACGGTCGCTTTTAGCACTGTTGCAACTTTTACAGGCAGTCACACAGTTTTCCCAGTTTGTTTTGCCACCTTTACTAAGTGGTATCACATGATCAATTGTGAGATTGCGTCCGCTGTAGGCTTCGCCACAATACTGGCAAGAAAATAAATCACGCAGGAACATGTTGTGCCTGGTGAAACGCATTTTGCCGTGCTTTTCTCTTTTGAATCCTTTCTTAGTAACCACCACAGCAGGTACCTGCATTTCTAAGTTGGCACTGTGGATGGTCCAATCATCATACCACTCTAGTACATTTACTTTTTCGAGAAAGTAAAGTTTTACAGCGGCTGTCCAGTGGATGGTACTCAGTGGTAAAAAGTTTACAGGTTGATAATCAGGTGCAAGGACTAAAGTATTGCTCATACATGGTATTTACAATAAGTAATTGTATGAGCAAAAGTTTAGAAGGCGTACTGGTTAAAAAAGCCTACAGTCGTGAAAGTTATACAGAGCAACAGGTCGAAGATTTTGTACAATGTGCAAATCCTGAAACTGGGCCTGCATACTTTATGAGCCACTTCTTTTACATCCAGCATCCAGTACAAGGCAAGATGCTGTACCAGCCCTATAATTTTCAAACTAGACTGATAAACACTTACCACAACTACAGATACAGCATTAGTATGATGCCACGGCAGACAGGTAAATCTACCAGTGCTGCCGGCTATTTGCTATGGTTTGCAATGTTTAAACCAGACAGTACCATCCTGGTAGCCGCACACAAATATGCAGGTGCGCAGGAAATCATGCAACGAGTTCGTTATGCTTATGAAGCATGTCCTGATCATATTAGAGCAGGCGTTGTTAGTTATAACAAAGGCAGTATTGAGTTTGACAACGGTAGTAGAATAGTTGCGCAAACCACAACTGAAAACACTGGGCGAGGCATGAGTATTACATTGCTATACTGTGATGAGTTTGCATTTGTGCGTCCTACCATTGCCCGTGAGTTTTGGACTTCAATTTCGCCTACACTGTCAACGGGTGGTGGAGCAATCATTACCAGCACACCAAACAGCGATGAAGATCAATTTGCTTTTATATGGAAGGGTGCAAACAAAACCGAAGATCAATTTGGTAACGAGACCGAACTCGGTATAAACGGATTCAAAGCATTTAGAGCCTACTGGGAAGAACATCCTGACAGAGATGAACAATGGGCAGAAGAACAACGTAACATATTGGGTGTAGACCGCTTCCGTCGCGAAATGAACTGTGAATTTATTATCAACGATGAGACACTAATTGCTCCTGCAAAATTAATTGAATTAGAAGGCGTAGAACCAGCATACAAAACTGGACAGGTGCGTTGGTATAAAACACCACAACCAAACAAGATTTATGCTGTGGCCCTGGATCCAAGTTTGGGCACAGGTGGCGATCCAGCCGCAATACAAGTATGGGAAGCAAACACCAACGAACAAGTTGCTGAGTGGCGACACAATCGTACAACTATTCCAGAACAGATCCGCATACTGGCTGATATTTGCAAGCATATATCTGATATTGTACAAGATAGTCAAAGTGTATATTATACTGTAGAAAATAATACAATAGGTGAAGCGGCTCTGATAAGCATACGTGACTACGGAGAAGAAAACATACCTGGATACTTTTTAAGCGACCCTAAGACTGGTCGAGGACGCAAAGGTTTTAACACCACACACAAGCCAAAACTTGCCGCTTGTGCAAAACTTAAAAACCTTATTGAAACCAATAGAATGACCATTTATAGTCGTCCGCTTATCAGTGAGCTAAAAAACTTTGTTGCACATGGTACAAGTTATGCGGCTAAACCAGGCGAAACAGACGATCTAGTTATGGCAAGTGTATTAATCGTAAGAATGTTACAACTGCTCAACAATTATCACGCAGAACTAGATGGACAAATTACAGATCACGAGGACAATAGTATAGAACCTATGCCGTTTGTGGCTATGTTCTAATAAATAAGTACATGAGTGCAAATACAGTATCCCAACAAATTTATGATATGCTCGTCAGCAAAGATTTTGAGCCGAATGCCCTTGATTTAATGGGCAAGGATGTCAATGATCCACAAGATGCAGACCTGTTCAGTTTTACATTTAAAACAGTTAATAAAAACTACGGCACAGTTGTAATTTTACTTGACAGTGAAAAAAATATAGAAGTTTACTATGGAGATACTGTTGGCCGTGCAATGGAAGATGATGATAAACATGCATGGTACGACTTTTTGTATCTGTTAAGAAGCATTGCTAAGAAAAACATGTATACATTTAGCCTAAACAATATGAACAAGCTCAAGTATAATATGAAAACACTTGCCGCTATTACTGAAGGCACCCTGTTAGAAGGCTATTATGGAACAAGTAAAACCAGTTATAGCAAGCAACCAAGTCAGACAAAACTTATTATCAGGCACAGTAAAGCAATCGGCGAAGGCGACCAACGTTTTAGAAATATTGAAAGTTTGTTTGTTGAAACCAGCGAAGGGGAAAGATTCAAACTTCCTTTTACAAGTTTAACTGGCGGTAAAGCCATGGCACGACACATTGCCGAAGGCGGCAATCCATACGATGCGTTTGGACAGCATATTATCGATACTGTTAGCGAAACAGCAACGCTCAGCAGGTTTTTAAGAGCCACTAAAAACAAAGGTTATACAGGTGATGCGCAACAGTTAGTGGACGAAGGTGTAAAACATCTTAAGAGATTGAAAAGAAAAGCAAAACGCATGATTGGACGGAGAGGTTATCATGAGGAACTTGAAGCCTATGATCCAATCACAATTCAAGATTTAGATGAGACCATTGAAAAAATCAAACAAGAGTTTGTTCACCAAGATATGGATCAACGAATCAGCGAAGCATTGCCTTTGCTTGCTAGTATTGCTCAAAGCATAGAAGAAGCAGACGAAGAAACAAATATTGTTACACCAATTACCATTCCTAAAATAAAAAGCACCACAACCACAAAAGCAAGTGGCGACACTAGGGCAAAACAGTTTAAAGAACCGGTAAAAACAGCTAAAGTATCTCCGCCACCGACCACCGTATCTAAGGCTGAACCTGATATTACAAAGATGAAAATCAAAGACATTCCGGGTCATTATATTGGGAAAGCAGTATCAGCCGTTTCTAACAAAATGCAGGACATTGAAAAGAATTATGAGCCGGTTGACTATGGCGGCTCATACTCTAAATTAGGTCAACAGATTCAACAAAAAATCAGCGGCAGCGCACCTACACCAAAAATTAGCCAAGATCAAATACAACAAAAGTACGATAAACTCAAATCAATTCCGTACATTGGTGATCGTGCGGCTGAGCTGTTTATGCAAAACATAGGCTCAACACAGACAGAGGATAAAGTTATGAAAGAACTTGCAGAGTTCGAACAATGGGTTGATAGTATTCTAGCTGAGAATCCAACAGAAGAAGAACCACAAAAGTCTTCGCAAACAACCGCGGCGGATGATCGTGATACTGATGACATGGACGACTCAGTTTACGAGGAGCCAATGGCGAGGGTACCAGTGGATGCACCAGTTAGTCAATACAAAGTGCAAGCAGGTGATACCCTTTATAGTCTTGGACAAAAATATAAAACTGATGTGAACACATTGAAAATGATGAACAGGCAAGATACTGATCAAATCAATGTTGGGCAAACTTTGAATGTGCCGCAAATGGACACAACTCCTACTACTAGTGTTGCTCCTTCAACCACAGTTGCGCCAAGCACCAAATCATATCCACGTGAAGAAGTTGAAGAAGGCGTAATTGAAGAAGCCAAAGTAGGCGACACATGCAGTTGTTGCGATAATAAGATTGACGAACAAGGCAAGTGTGGTTGCGATGAAAGTTGTTCACATTGCGGCGGACATCATGACATTGGAGAAGTGGTCGACATTGACACGGGAAAACAAGCATTAAAAGCAGAACGTGATCCAATGTTAGAAGAGTTAGCGAGAATCCTCCAACTCAGCAAATGAGGACACATTGTGTTGTCCTCACCTTTCCGGGGCACTTCCTACAAACATATCAATGCATTCAGCAGATAAAAAACCTTGATGCTGAACTTGCCATTACTGTTTTAATTGATGACATATCAAACAAAACGTGGCCAGGGTACATCCAAGATTGTGAAAAACTATATCAAGAGCCTTGTACGTTTTTAAGCACAGTTGACTTTCTCGATCCGTGGCGTCGTAATCCGTGGATTAGACAGCAGATTGTAAAACTGTATCTTGACAAGATCCTTGCTTTTGAAGGCAATGTATTTTTCATTGATGGAGATGTGCTCTTATACAATTTTCCACCGATGGAATCAGTTCCGTATACCACAGTCAAATACAGCGGTGTGCCTTTGTCACAACGCGATCCGCAACCAGGCGAAGTATCAAGTCAGCAGATATTTTATGTAAATCACATGCTACATGTAGACGAAGGAAGATTGTTCATCAATGATGAAAAGTATATAGGTACAAGTGGCTGTCCATTTAGAGATCTTGAGCTAGGACTACTACCACAGTTACGTGGTTATGTAGAGCATATAAATGGTAAAAATTTTTCACAACTACATCTTGACATTGCAGACGATACACGTTATAGTGTTAGTGAATGGGAATTGATAGAAGTTTACAAACAGCAAATCCTGCGTCGGGAACTTAATCTTGTCAAATGTGATAAGAGTGTATTTCACACAACTTGGAGTTGTGATGTTGAGCTTGGTCAAAATTATTTTGGCAATTCAATTCCCGATCTCGAAACTTGGTGGCACAAATTACCAAACACCAAATATTAAAAAATAGCAACAAATATTACCATTTTGTGTAGACGTACTAAATAACATTGCATATACTGTACGCAGTGTTATGCATTTAGGCAAAACACAGAGTAGTAGTTGCTACTCGTAGGCATTATTAAAGCAAAGGCAAAGGAAAACAAACATGGCATCTTTAGCAGAAATTCGTGCTAGACTCTCGGCCGCAGAGAGCAAACAAGGCACTTCAGGTCAAGGCGGCGACAACGCAATTTACCCACATTGGAACATGAACGAAGGCGACTCATCGCTACTTCGCTTCCTTCCTGATGGGGACAACAATAACACGTTCTTTTGGGTAGAACGTGCAATGATCAAACTGCCATTCAATGGCATCAAAGGCGAGATGGATTCTCGCAATACACTGGTACAAGTACCTTGTGTTGAAATGTGGGGTGAATCATGCCCTATCCTTGCAGAAGTACGCACCTGGTTCAAGGACGCAAGCCTTGAAGACATGGGTCGTAAGTACTGGAAAAAGCGCAGTTACATCATGCAAGGCTTTGTTCGTGAGAATGCTATCTCCGACGACAACTCTCCAGCAAACCCAATCCGCAGATTTATCATTGGTCCGCAGATTTTCCAGATCATCAAGTCAGCATTGATGGATCCTGAGTTGGAAGAACTGCCAACAGACTATGAACGTGGTCTTGACTTCCGTGTAAGCAAAACAAGCAAAGGCGGATACGCAGACTACTCAACCAGTAAGTGGGCCCGTAAAGAAACTGCACTGACTGTAGAAGAACTTCAAGCAGTAAACGATCACGGCTTGTTCAACTTGAACGATTTCCTTCCTAAGGGTCCAAGTGAAGAAGAGCTCAAGATCATGCAAGAAATGTTCGAAGCCAGTGTAGACGGGCAACCTTATGACCCAGAACGTTGGGGATCCTAGTCCCGTCCAGCGGGGTGTAGTGCTCCTACAACTGCTCCAATTAATGGCTCTGGAACGGTTAGCACTCCTGTAGCGGAAGCAACTCCAACGCCGACTCCTGCACCAATTCACCCAGTGGCAGAGT